TTTGGTAAAGGTGGAGGAATGAGAGAAATTCTTGAAACTATAGGAGATGGCCCATTAAAAGGTATCTTTGAAAAACTTCAAGATAGTGTTGACTAATCTCTATTTAAGAACAGTTTCCTTCGGGAGACTGTTCTTATAATTTAAATTTAAAAATATGAAAAAAATATTGACATTATTTGTTGCTATCTTTGCATTTGCAACAATGAGTTTTGCACAAACTCAGGCATTAACAGTCCAAGGTGGTTATTCATGGACAATGGGTATGGTAGGAGTTTCTTACCAGTATAACTTCCTTGAAGGGGGTGTTGGTGTTATGCCTTCGACAATGCCAGGTTCGGGAAGTTCTATTACTTCAATATCTGGATATCTTGCATTAACAAACTATTATTATGATGGAAGTGGTTTATATCTATCAATTGGTATAGCATCTCAAGGATATCGTAGTCAAATGAGTTATAATGGAGGATCATGGACTGATGATTTCACTGCCCCAATGGGTATTGTAAATATTGGTTACAAACTACAAATTTATTCAGGATTACACATTAAAGGTGAAATCGGCTATGGATTCTGTGAGTATGCCAATGTATTAACTTATGGTTTAACTGGTGGTTGGACATTCCCATTAAAAAAAGATTAAAAAGATGAAAAAAATATTATTAGTATTTGCAGTGATGTTAATGTCTTTGACATCATGTGGACTTTATCAAATGGTAACATATCCACAAGAAATTAAAGATCAAGGTGGAGAAATTTCAAGGGAAGTTACTACTTTCCAATATGAACTTATGGATGGTGATAAAATCACTAGTGATGCAATTGAAACACAATCTTATTTATATTTGTATAAAAAAGATGGAGGGTATTTTTGGAATATCAGAAGAAGTGAATACGAAGTTAAGAAAAGTTTTTATCCCCAAGATTTAACTCTTGAAATGTTCGATTTCGTTGAATCTAAATCAGTTGAAGATAAATATACCTGGGTTTGTGAAGATGTTATAACTGGTGAACAATGGACATTAGTTACTCTACCCTGGCAAACGCAAGATTATGGTTACTTCTATGTTCTAAGTAAAGTAGAAGATAGTCGAATGATTGTTTATTCAGTACACATAAAAAATATTATTACACATTAAAACAGAAAATTATGAAAAAAGTATTAAAGAAATTGTCGTTTATTGCAATAGTAATGTTTATGACGTCGGTTGTTATGACAAGTTGCAAAAAAGAACCAATACGGGAACAGTGTGAAATAGATAATGTCGGAACAGTCGATGTTTTCAATGACACGGGATGGCCAGGAGAAGTTGATGTGACATGGGGAACTGCGACAGAAAATTATGAAAAATATCTTTATGATGGTGCTTCATATTTATATACTAATGTTGAAGCAGGAAGCATTGAAATATGGATATCACTAGATTTAGGTGGTGGAGTATGGACTGATTGGGTTTATAATGTAGAGAATTTAAGTGCATGTGAAGCTATGCAATATACATGGTTTCTTTCATCTACTAAATCATCTGAGCCAATGCCATTGTTAGACTTAGGAAATGGTAAAATTGGTGTACCAACAAGAAAAGTAAAACATTAAAATACAAAAAAGGGGAATTAATTTTCCCCTTTTTTAAAAATAAATGCCCAAAAGTTTTTTCGTGTCGAAAACATTTGTTATATTATGATATATAAATTATAAAAGAAAGAAATTATGACTTAGATTAATCACAAATTAATTATCATTACCAGGAGAGATCTACACCCTGGTTACCAAGCTGTTCATAAAAATCATGAATATATAAATAAATTATTCATGTCAATGGATCATAAAAAAATTTATCATTCAATCATAGAAAAAGCTAAATCTGAAAATAGAATAAAGGGTTCAGCTATTTACTATGAAAATCACCATATTTTACCAAAATCTCTTAAAGGAGATAATTCTAATGAAAATTTAGTTTTATTAACAGCTAAAGAACATTATATTTGTCACAAATTGTTAATGTTCATTTATGATGCTGATTTAATGAAATTAGCGTTTGCTAGAATGGTTCATTCTAATAACAATAATGAATATATTAAATCTGGAAGAGATTATGAATATGCTAGATTATTAGTAAGTGGTGTATTAAAGAAAAAATATATAGGTGCAGGTAATCCAATGTATGGAAAAAAACATTCTGAAGAAACTAAACAGAAAATAGGTAAAAAGAGTAAAGGTAGAAAACACACCATCAATTCGAAGGAAAAAATGAGTTCTAAAAAAATTGGAGATAAAAATCCAATGTACGGAACAAAGGGATATTTTTTTGGAGTTACACGATCAGAATCAACTAAGAAAAAAATAAGTGAAAGTCTTAAAAAAGTAAATAAAAAGGAATGTATGTATTGTCATAAATTCATATCTCCTTCTAATTATAGTAGACACACAAATAAATGTAAATTAAAAAATTAAGATATGATATAGATTAAAAAACTGTATGTAATTACACGAAGAGATTTAAAGCCAGGTGTTCAAATGTTACAATCTGCACATGCGGCGGTAGACTTTCAACACCAATACCCAGACATTTCTAAGAAGTGGAATACTCAATCCAACTATCTCATCATTTTGTCAGTTGAAAATGAAGAACAGCTATTGTTATATCTGGAGAAAATCCGATATAGAGGAATTAAACATACCGTATTTCGAGAACCTGATATCGGGAATCAAATCACAGCAATTGCGATCGAACCCGGAGAAAATTCAAGAAAGTTAACAAGCAAATTACCATTAGCGTTAAAAGAAATACAAGTATGAAAAATTTAGAATTAAACGAAAAGGATCACAAGGCATTAATTGAATTATTAAGAGAATTATCAGAAGATTATAGTATTCGAAATGAGTATGGGAATTCATATGATAATTACTACATGGAATATGATTGTAATGAAAATTATGATCATCCAGATAATTTAAACATGAGAGCTAAAGAATTATTAACTAAAATCAAATAAGCTATGAAAGCACATTGGTAGATTAATCCCCGACCCCCATAAGGTATTATTTTTATACATAGACATGAACATAGACATGATGTCTATGTTCAATCAAAAATCAAAATACATAGGCACGAACATAGACATCATGTTTATGTTCAATCAAAAATAAAAATAATATCATGAAAACAAGAAAAGAATTAGTAGAAAGAATTAAAGTTGCAGCAACTTATCAGAAATTTTTAAAGAATCAAAGAAAAACTGTAAAAATGGTAGGACCAAGAGAAATCAGTCCTTCTGAAGCAGCAATGAAACATTATCAAAATAGAGATGAATTAAGAGCAATGTATGCTGCTTATGCAGAATTAAGAGGAAGAAAAATTTCCGACATTGATAGTCTTAAATTTGAAACTACTTGGGATGAAGAACATTTTAAATCAAGAGTAGAAGAAATAACTAAAGAGTATGCTCCTGAACTTGTTGAAGAAGTAGTAGAATAAAATTAGTGGGGTGTGATTCCCCACATATCGTCCTTTAGCTCAGTTGGCAGAGCAGCGGCTTCTAACCCCGTTGGCCGAGAGTTCGAGTCTCTCAGGGACGACTAATAAAATAAAGGTTATGATAGTATTTAAGATAGTAGACCAATATAGTAGATCTACTGGAAAAAAGGCAGGATCAGTGAAAGTTTATGATCATAGTATTTGTGACTATTCTGGAAATGTAATTAGAATTGATAACAATCCAAATGAATATCTTGTAGATTATAATGACAATGATCCTTGTTTTGGAGATGGAGATGGAGAATCGTGGTTATATGATTACGAAAACAAACTAGCAGGAGGAGATGCAAATGGTTATCATCACCATGAATTATTTGGACAAGCTCGTTATGTATTCCAAACATTAGAAGATGGATATACTGAAATATTTTTTCAGTTGTTAGAAGAAGCTCACCAAGAAAAATTAGAAATATGGTCTTTATCTCAATTACTTAGATGGTCACGAGGTAGAATGTTGGAACGAGTAATAAAACAAGAAAAATATAAATTAGAACAATTTTTAGAAGATTAAATTATGAAAAATTTTTCAATTGAACAAAACCATATTGAAAATCTCTCGAAAAAGAGAATCAAACTTAATGATGAATGTATAGCCTCTTGGGATGATGAATATGGTTCTGGTTGTGATGGAGCCCCTGCATTAAAATTGCCGGATGAAGTTGATACATTAGCAGATGAAATTTTAGATTCTATTAAAAAATGGAGATATGTTCTTCCATTTGAATTTATTTTTGATGAACTCACAAAACTTGGGTGGGCACCTTGTCTTCTTTATGACGACGATGGCCATTTTGCTGTAGCTGATGATGGATGGTCTGAAATACCAGAAGAATCTCCTGGTGATATACATTTAGGCCATTATATAACCAAAAATCAATGGAAGGACTCTATAAGAGAAGCCTTAAATTATTTCCTAGATACAGAATAATATGAGGGATGAACTGATAAGTAAAATACTAGATGAGTATCTTCCTACTGATGGAGTTGGAACCGAAAGAGAAAAATTAAGGATGAATCTTCATAGAGAATTTTCATTACTGTGTGTTTCGGATGCAAAGCCAGTTTGTAAAATTTGTGGATATTGGGTTTCTCCAACAGATGGAAAATGTTTAAGGCCTGAATGTGATAATTATTAAACGAATTAAATTATGAGAAATTACGGATCGAAGGACATCATGAGAATGGAGTCCATCAAACAAAAAGCAAGAGGTGATTATATGAATGAAGTCATGTATGCTTATAATATGTCATGCGCAATCACAGAACCAGGCAAAGCAATGGCTCGAGGTTATGCAGCTCAAGAAGTTTTTGGAGATCAATCAGTGATTGGCCAAGTATTTTTTGAAAGAGCGTATGATTTAAGTGGAGGAAAGGAAGTAAGACCAGTTGCCTCAGTTAACCCTCTAGACACTTCTGAAGAAGGTATAGAAGCTGAATATGAGAATATACCTATAGATGAACAACCTGCCTCTAGAAGGGAAAACAGGCTTATGACTTCAAATGCAAGACATAAAACTCCGTTTTCACGAATCGTAGCGTTAGGAAAAATTAACGTTCATAAAGGTACTGGTCCTCAATTTAATTTATCTCTTCATGCTGTTGGCACAATGGAAATGTGGCAGACTGATGAAGGTAGATATAGAATGATATATACAACTCATTATGATCCCATTTATAAAATAGGAGATCAACGGGTTTTCAAATATGAAGATAAAACTGTTGATTGGAAAATGGTGGATTATATTGAAGCTAAAAATGTTTCTAACTTTGCTCCTTTATATGGAAAGTCAATCAATATATATACATATGACTAATGTGAAACCATTTTAAATAGCGACCATATAAATATAAAAAATATGACAACAGAATTAATAAAATACCCATAGTAATGTTAAATTATAACTCTACAAAGAAGGCGGTTGGAAATGACCCAATTAATGATATACTAAGGGGCGTTAATGCGAATTTGGTTGCATCTCCAGGATTAAAATATGAAAAATGTATCGGCTTAGATGTGTTCATCTAAGCCGATACAGATGTATATTATGGAGGTAAAATGGTAGAACTTGCAACTACTGCAGATGCAGAAAAAACATGGGGTGTTCCTTATGAAAATGTTGGAGGAACTGTTGGAAGTAGTACTAAATCAATATGTTCTTATTCTGAATTTAAAGATATAACTGATTTAGTGTTTACTCAGTTTGCTGCAATTAAAAATATAACATTTGATCAAATGGCTAAGATATTTAAAGATTTTTTTTAACACAAACTTAATAAGCCGAGATTTTTTAGTCTCGGCTTTTTTTGTTATATTAGAATATGATATTACCAAAATATGTAAAATTAGGGCATTCTGCACTTAGATTAGTAGGAAAGACCTATTACAGGGATGGAGGAAATTGGAATGTTCAATATAGAATAGTTGATGGAGAATTAATAAGTTGGAATTGGGGACAAGGAATGCCTTGGTTACATAAAGTCCCTTTAGTTGAAATAACTGAAGAGGAATGGAGAAAAGATAATGCTGGTTACGTATAAAAATTAAATTATGAGCGAAACAACCCATTGGCTAGAAATACTTAACGAACGGAATAAAATCCGAGTTATATTTTGGAGTGCATTTGCTAAAAAAAGATATTATGTCTTTGAACAGCAAATTGAAGCCGGTAAATATGCTTGGAGCGCTTTTAAAGATACTCAAAAAATGTCTTATAAAAAAGTAAGACAAGAATACATAAGAATAAGAATTTCAAAATTACAAAAATGAAAAAAATATTTTTTATCTTTGCAGCATTTTTAATGCTTACATCATGTGAAATTGGTTTGAATAATCAGTCTATTAAATATAGAATGGAAGTGTATGAAAATATGGTTCCACCTATAATTGTAGTTGCTCAGGCAGATAGAAATGTTACTGCAACAAATAAAAAAGGAGAAGCTATTGATGGATTAAGGGGATCTATTTTATTGCAAGATTCTGAAGGTACCTCTGTTACTTTTACTGATAGTGAACCTTATGGATCAACTTTAGTAGCTAGTTATGTAAAAGGTGATACATTGTTAAGTATAACAAAATGACAACATCCGAACAAGCTACAATAAAAGCGTTAGCAGAATCATTACGTGATTCTTCAAATACTGAATGGACTACCGGAGAATTCAGGCAATGGACTAATTATGCTAAAACAATGAGAGATACCATTCGGACAGTAGTTCCTGTTTTGCGGGAATTAGCTAAAACTCCTCCAGAAGATTCAAAACCAGATCCCTTAGACTTAAATTAAATGAAAAAACTTCACGACGTATTTATGAAAACAGCTTTTCTTTTTGCAGAGAAAAGTAAATGTGTTAGTCATCATGTTGGAGCTGTTGTTGTAAAAAATAATAGAATCATCATTAGTGGAATTAATGGTTCTCCAACTGGATTGCCAAATTGCTGTGAAATATTTGATAAGAATAAGTTTGATAGAGAAGAACATCATGTTTGGTCTAAAGATAATGAGATCCATGCAGAGATGAACACTATTGCCTTTGCAGCTAAACATAATGTTGAATTAGATGGATGTGATATCTATGTTACAATTTCTCCATGTAATGAATGTCTTAAAAATCTAGTTCCTACGGGGATTACGAATGTTTATTTCTTATATCCTTATGATAAATCTACATTGAATCCGGTAATACTTCAAAAACTTAATGTTGTAGAAGTTCCCGGGGCTAAAGAAATAAAAGAATGGGTGGAAGGCAATGATTTGCTATACATACCAAAACAAAAACAACTTAAAAAATAAATCCCCCGATATTTTTTCGTGTCAATTAAATTGGTTATATTATTCATGTAATAAAATAAACAGTTATGGTTACAAACGAAACTTTATTAGAATGGTATATGAAGGGATTCGACGACGAATTAGATGGGACATCTTCCTTAATGTCAAAGCATGAGTCGTTGAATATTGCATATAACGTCGGAGCATTAGATGCTGAATATGGTGACGATGATACTGAAACTGATTACATAAGTGATAGAGAATTATTGATAAAAATTAAACAATTTGTTGAAAATGGAAAGTAAAATTAATTACGAATCAGCAATCAAAAACATTAGGTCAGAGCTTAAAACTTACTTAGTTGATAGTAACCTAAAGTCTGTAGTACTCGGTGTATCTGGGGGCATCGATAGCACCCTCTGTGCATTGCTAGCCCAACCAGTTTGTCATGATTTAAACATCCCCTTAATTGGTAGATCCCTACCATCAAGTTCTAATTCAGAAGGTGAAAATACAAGAGCCATGGTAATTGGGGACTTATTTTGCGATAATTTCAAAGAAGTAAATATTAGTCGACAAACTGACAGTCTTATTCATTTAGTAGACGAACCTTATCATAATCAAGATGAATCGTGGCGGTTGTATGCTGAGGAACGTGCCATTCAAAATGGTAATGTTAAAGCTAGAGTTCGAATGATTTATCTTTATGATTTAGCAAGTATAAATCAAGGTGTTGTTCTTTCTACTGATAATTGGACAGAATATCTTCTTGGTTTTTGGACATTGCATGGAGATGTAGGAGATTATGGGATGGTACAAAGTCTGTGGAAAACAGAGGTTTATGAAATGTCTGATTGGATTGTAAAAAATGAATTAACATCAGATTTTGTAAAAGAAGCAGTTCAAGAGGTAATAAATGCGGATGCTACTGATGGTCTTGGTATTTCAAAATCTGATATGGATCAAATTATGCCCGGGTGGAAAGGAAGTTCCAGAGCTGGATATGCAGAAGTTGATAAAATACTTATGAAAGCAGTTGATCTTGTAAAATTTCCAAAATCATTAGCAAAAAGATATCCCGAATCTCATCCTGTTATTGATAGACATTTAAGAACTGAATTTAAGAGACATAATCCTCTTAATATTTCAAGAGAAAATATTATAAATAAATAACACATACACATATTATGAAAATTACATTTATTAAATTTATTTTGTGGTTCTATACCAACCATATTCAAGAGGATTGGTCGGATTACAATAAAATAGGAAAAATTATTATTTTTCCTGCATGGTTTGTTCGATCCGTTGTATTTTGGATCGTATGTCCACTTTTTATTCCGGAATATATGTTTAAACAAAGTGAAGTTTATCATGCTTTTGAACAACAAGGCAAGCTTACTCCACAACAAATGGCAGAATTTAACAAAATTCAAAAGCAAAATTTCCTTAATAAGAAATATGGAAAGAATGGTCAAGGTAACAAACTAAATAAATAATTTTAACAAAAAATTAATACAGAAAATGGCATCTGTGTTAATTTTTTGGTTATATTAATATAAATTAATTTAATTAGTTCTTTTAATTATTGAAATATTTGATTCTATTAATATTCGTTTAACGGTTTGGGGAGAAGTTTTAAATTTAATTCCTATTTTATTCATTGAAATATTATTTAAATAATCTTTGATAATTGAATTTATATCTTTTTTAGAAAAATGGATATATCTTCCATTATTTTTACCAGAATTTTTTTGACTGATAGAATTTTTGGTTTCTTTAGAATGTTTTCGGTTCTTTGATGTTTTGGATATTGTGGTACGATATGTAGGATGATTTTGATATCGTTCTTTTATAGATTTACTAATTTTATTTTTAGTATCTTTTTTGAATGATTTAGCGTTCCAATTTGGATTGTTTTCACCCATACATTTTCCTTTTCGAGAAAGACTAATTTTTCTTTTAGTTGAATTAGATAACAATGAGTTATTTCCTCCTTCTCTTAAATTATATCCACCTGGATAAATAGAATTAAATTTTTTAATAAAAAGTATTTCGTTATTATTTAGATCATCAATATTATTGCATTCTTTGATGATCGTTTTTTGGAAATTTTCCTTTCCATATTTTTTAATAGCTCTTTTTATTAAAAGTCCAGATCCCAAATATTGATCATTTACATCTCCAGTATGCTGGCCAATGTAAATAGTACCGTTTATTAAATTTGTTGTTTTATAAATGTACACTTTTTATTATATATATTAAAATTATGAAAGAAAAAAAATACACAAGAAGTAGGAAGGCTTTACTTATCATCGATGCCCAGTATGATTTCATGCCGGCGACTGAAGAGGATTATAAGAATGGACAAGGGGGAGCATTGGCAGTACCGAACGGTGATCAAATCGTTCCTGTAATAAATGAATTGTTACCCCAATTTGATTTAATTATTTTTACAAAGGACTGGCATCCTACAGGTATGAAGGCATTTGCCTCTTCATATAAAACTAAGAAGCCATTCGATACGTATAAAGTAAATGGAAAAGAAGATACGTTGTGGCCAGATCATTGTATTGCCGAATCTTATGGAGCTATGATCCATGAAGGAATAGATCTCAGTTTAATTAAAGATGAAGCTGAATTTTATATCTTTAAAAAAGGATTGGAAAAAGATAAACATCCTTATTCTGGATTTGATGGAACAGGACTTGGATTCTTTTTAAGAGAGAAAAATATAGAAACTGTATTTATTTGTGGATTGGCAACCGATTATTGCTGCAAAGATACAGCAATAGATGCAAATAATGAAGGGTTTGAAACATTCTTTATTATGAATGCAACTAAACCAATTAATCCAGATATAACTAAAACTATAAAAGAACTTCATTTGCATGGAGTAAAAATGATAGATTCTTGGCAATTACCTTTAACGTTTTTAACACAATAATCAAATGCACTTATGAATATATAAAATAAAATGAATTTTGTATATTTAACAACAAATAAATTAAATAGTAAACAATATGTGGGATCTCATAGAGGAAATTTAAATGATTCTTATTTAGGAAGTGGTTTATATTTATCTGAATCTATTAATTTACACGGTAAAGAAAATTTCAAAAGAAAAATACTGGAAATAACAAAAACAAGAAAAGAAGCTTTTGATTTAGAAGAATTTTATATTAAGAAATTTAATACTTTACGACCAAAAGGATATAATATAAGTCCTACTGGGGGAATGAACGAATGGGGTGGTATACATTCTGAAGAAACTAAAAGAATATTAAGTGAAAAAAGAAAAGGAAAGACACCTTGGAATAAAGGAAAGAAAGGGATATATTCTAAAGAAACTTTAGAAAAAATGAGAATGAATTCAAATAATACTGGTAAATATAATCCAATGTTTGGGAAAAAGGGGGCAGATTCTCCAATATTTGGAATAAAGAAAACAAAGGAGCACATAAAAAAATTAAGCGAAAGTAAAATGGGCAATAAAAATCCAAACGCTAAAAAATATTTTATTCAAACACCAGATAATAAAGAATTTATAGTTAATTCTGCAACCGAATTCATAAATAATCATCCTGAATATAATGTGAATAAACATTTTATTTATTATCAATCAAAGAAAAATATTAAACAAGTACCTAATAAATGGTATATCAACTTAATGTAAAATGAAGAATTTACTAACTAACGGAGAGAAAATATGGGTTGTATCTGTTTTATTATACATATTATGGGTATTTATAGGATTGAATAATAATATTTCTACACAATTGATACCTATATTAGGTTCGTTAGGGATGATAGTATTTGTAGTAATTGCAAATATAATTAGAATTTTAATTTAATGTAAAATGAATAGAGAAAAAATAGAAAAATTAGCTGAGCTTTATTGCAAAAATACTCATGATGCTTATGTTGTTGCAACTGTTTGCGATGAAGTTATAGATAAATCTGGTGCTCTTCTTGGAAAAGTAAGAGCTAATGTGAGAGAGAAAAATAGAATAAAAAATGCCGCATCGTAGAAACATAAAGGATAAGGCAGAATTTTATGCACGTAAAGTACATGGAATTACTGGACAGATGTTTGATAATCATCCATATTGGTATCACTTAATAGGTGTGGCTAGAGTCGCAGAAAGATTTATTTATCTTATACCTAAAGAGGATAGAGATACTGTGTATGGTGGATGCTGGTGTCATGACACTATTGAAGATGCTGGTGTAACTTACAATAATGTAAAGGAAGCCACAAATTTAATAGTAGCAGAATATTCATATGCGCTTACTAATGATAAAGGTAGAAACCGAGCAGAAAGAGCAGGTCCTGGATATTATTACGGGATTAGAATATACAAACATGCCTCTTTTATAAAGTTATGTGATAGAATTTTTAATGTTGAATATTCCAGAACTCATGGAACTAGAATGTATTCTATGTATAAGAAAGAATATGAAAAATTCAGAAAAGAATTATATGATGGTAGATGGGAAGAAATGTGGGAACATCTTGATTATCTATTAAAATAAGATTTATAATGGAACAAATACCACAATCAATATATGATTTTAAAAAAGGAGATTTGATTACTAGAATCATTCCTTCTAAACCTATCGAAGTCTTTGGAGAGGAAACTATAGTAGATAGAAATTTTATTGGAGATGCACTTCTTTTTCTCGGCGTAGCGAATGGATGTGTTTATGTCGAAAAAGATGGGGTGCGTCCTAGTAAAATGGATAGTGGAAGAATGAATGATGGGGGATCGGCATTTCTTAAAATGATATTCGCTAGTGATGGACCAATTAATTTACCATTGGATGCTTATGATGAAGGGTGGTCGTATTTTGTAGATCCCTATAATATTGGAGAAAAAGGTATACATGAATTCGAAGAAACCCTTGATACTCTTAAGAAAAAGTTAAAAGCTGCATTAGCTAAAGAAGATTATGAAGCAGCAGATAAAATTAAGCTAAAAATATCAAAATTATAGCTCAGAATTTTTTAGTCCCAAAGTAATTGGTTATATTACTTCTGTTATTAAAGATACTTAAATCTATACAGAATGAATTTCATACAAAGTATATCAGTAGTTGTACCTACTAAAGCATGTGTTAACAATTGTAAGTTTTGTGTATCTAGAATGCATGATAATCCTTATGAAAAGAAATTTGATGAGATTGCTTATCGTAAAAGAATAAAAAGAGCATCTATTGAACATGTCAGTACAATGATTATCACCGGAACAGGTGAAGCACTTCAAAACATCCCCTTTCTTAGAAAATTAAGAATTGTCCTTGACAAAGAGGGACATCCTTTCCCAAATGTAGAACTCCAAACTTCCGGAGTAATGTTAATGAAATCTGAACTTGTTATAAATTCATTCAATAAAGAAGAATATACCACATATCCTAATGTTGAAATACTTAAAGAGTTAGGTGTCAACACAATATCCCTTTCAGTTTCTGATATTTTTAATGGAAAGAATAATTGGGATATTATTGGAGCTCCTGCATCGCTCAGAGTAGAATTAGATGAATTATGTGAATTTATTAAACAACAAGGATTCAATCTTAGGTTATCATTAAATATGACAAGCGCATATGACACAATATCACCCGAAGATATTCTAGCTCAATGTAAACTTCTTGGAGCTGATCAAGTTACATTTCGTAAACTTTATGGTGGAGGATTAGATAATCCTGAATCTAAATGGGTTGATGCAAATGCATGTGGTGATCATATTATTGATCAAATAGACTCATATATTGGTGGTAATTGGGATGGAGATGGATTCGGAAATGAATGGAGAAATGACGGTGAAGGAAAAGCTGGTTATAAACTTCCATTTGGAGCCTGGGTTTTTTCTATCAATGGAATGTCAGTAGCAATTGATAATGATTGTATGTCAAAAGAAAAACCAACAGAAACTTTGAAATATGTTATTCTAAGAGAAAATGGAAAACTCTATTGGGCTTGGGACGATGAAGGATCTTTAATATTTTAATATGGAATTTATTACACCACATTTAATAGCATTTGGATTAACAGTTGTTTGGCATATAGTTTACATATATGTTATTAAATCCATTGCAAGAAATCAAGCATATATGGCTACCATGATGAATATGATTGCATGGGTTTTATATGCAAAAATCACAATTGGCTATGTAGATAATAACTGGCTTTTAGTTTCTTCAATGATTGGAGCGGGGGTTGGAACATTTATAACAATGAAATATTTTCCAGATACAAAACATAAAGAAAATGGCGATGAATTATAAAGAAATTAAAGAGAAAATCCAGACAGATCCTTTGTCTGATGGAGAGCTAAAAATAATAGCTAAAATTGAAAAATATATCGATGAGAAAATTCTAAGAGTTTTTGACGATGATATTATAAGAATTGAATTAGGTACTGCTTCTTTTAAATTTATGCCAGGCGAAGATATATATTTGAATCTTAAAGAAGTTCGGCGCAAATTAATGAGGAATGAATTAGAAAAGCGATATGAAGATGCCGGATGGATAATTAAAGTAGAAATAGATGATGGTTTAGATGGACCAAACATGTCAGGCGCAGATTATTGGACACTAAAAGGCAAAAAATAATGAAACAAATTATCAACCACATTTTAGATGACGACTTGTATAAATTTACAATGCAACAAGCAGTTGTCAAAAAATTCCCTAGAGCAAAAGTAAAATATGCTTTTATAAATAGGGGAGAGACTGAATTTCCTGAAGGATTTGCTGAAGAACTTAGAAAGCAAGTTAAGATGATGGAAACTTTGGCATTAACTAAAGATCAAAAATCTTGGATGGGTAAGAAATGTTATTATCTTGACCCAACATATCTTGATTTTCTTTATGGATATAGATTTGATTCTTCTGAAGTTGGAATTATTCAAGAAGGGACATCCCTTAAAATTTCAATTGATGGGTATTGGCACAGGACTATTCTTTGGGAAGTTCCTTTAATGGCTCTTATTTCAGAATTGTTTTTTATGATGACTGGTGAGATGTTTTGGGATAAGGAAAAAAGATCTAAGAATAATAACGATAAAAAAATGTTATTCAGATTAAATGGAATTCATTTTGCTGATTTTGCAACAAGGAGAAGAGCATCATTTGATATCCATGATGAATTTGTAGAACAAATGTATAGTGTACATGGAAATTCAAACTTTGTTGGAACTTCAAATGTGTACTTTGCATACAAATATAATATAACTCCTATTGGAACCCATGCTCACGAATGGTTTATGTTCCATGCAGCTAAATATGGTTATAAAATGGCAAACCATTTGTCTATGGAAAACTGGACTGATGTTTATCGTGGAGATCTTGGTATTGCATTATCCGATACATTTACAACTGAAGTATTTTTCAAATCATTCGATAAGAAATTTGCTAAATTGTATGATGGAGTAAGACATGATTCTGGAGATCCTATTGAGTTTGCTGATAAGGTAATTGCTCATTATGAAAAACTTGGAATTGACCCAAAATCAAAAGCAATTGTATTTTCTGATTCATTGAATCCTGAAAAGGCTGTTAAAATAAAAGATCATTGCCGAAGTAAAATTAAATGTTCATTCGGTATTGGAACAAATTTTTCTAATGATGTTGGTGTTAAACCACTTAATATGGTTATTAAGATGGTAGAAGCTAAACCCGAAGGAGAAGATTGGCATCATACTATTAAACTTTCTGATTCTAAAGGAAAATATACTGGAAATGTAGATGAAATTGAAATGGCTAAACACGTATTGAACATAAAATAATGGAACCAAAACAAGTCATAATAATCAGAACCGACACTAAACCTAAGATGAGGAAAGGTAAAATGATTGCTCAAGGTGCTCATGCATCATTAGCAGTTTTGCTTGATTCATTTTTTGGGGAATATGGAAAAAGAGAATGGGACGAACACAAACATGGAATTTACAAAACTCTTCATAAAGAAATCATATTGCATGAAGATCAACCAATATATCAATGGATCAATAATTCTTTTGTAAAAATTGTGGTTCAAGGTACTTTAACTGAATTAATTACTGCATATCAAAATGCATCAGCGAAAGGTATTCCTTGTTCTTTAATTGAAGATAAAGGATTAACTGAATTTGGAGGAAAGATAACTATTACTGCGGTTGCCATTGGTCCATGGTACCCAGATGAAATTGATAGAATAACCGGAAATTTAAAATTATTATAATGAAAATAGCAAGAATTTGGCCTGAAAAAGAATGGAAAGAACCAAAGCAATCCGATGATATTGGTGCCTGCTTTATTGATAGTAAAAAACATTATTTTAGACAAGATAAAGGTAGAGTTTTACATGTCGCTAAAGGAATAATTAACACATTGGATGCTAATCATATAGAATCAATGAGAGAAAATTGGGGTGATAAATTTGACAAAATTACAATTGAAGATTTTAATGATTATATGCAAGTTCAACTTAATTCATTTTTCGAATAATGAAAGAATATAACGAATACGAAGATAAGTTAGTTTCTTTTGATACTGCAGTAAAAGCTGATCAAGCAGGATATGCGAATATATCAAATGGGTATGATGTAGAATGCTTTACTTGTAGTGATGATACAAAACACATTGCTGATAGTTGGTCAGGATTAATTGCAGAAGGAGAACATTTCATGGTTCATAGGCCAACAATTACTGGATTACAAAGATGGCTAAGAAATGAGCATAATATCCATGTCTTTATTGGGTTTAGACCAAATGTAAAAAAATGGGATTCACATGCTTATGATATGAAATTGACTGCAAAAGAATATGTTAAAGGTCATCCTTTAAGTAAATATATTACTCAGGGAGTTTATGATGACTATGAGACAGCTTTAGAGTTCGGTTTAACTGAAGGTTTAGAATTAATAATATCTAATATTAAAGAATAAAAGAGTACTTTCACTGAAACGTTCAGTACTTATTTTATGGTGCCCAACAAAAAGGTTTCGCTGAGAATGTTAAGAAAATGTTATGAATAAAACACAAAAAGATGTACAAAAAGTTTTCGAGGAGAATTTTGGTTACACTCCTTTAGGAGAAAGACTTAAAGATATTCAAAATGAATTCTTTGAGTTAATGAAATGGCAAGATGTTGAAAATCTCAAAGAAGAATCTGGAGATTTGATATGTTCTTTAATTCAACTTCACAATGAATCTGGATGGGATGTTGATGAAAACATCATGGCAACTCTTAATAAAATCAAATCCAGAACTTTACAATATAAGTCTTTGGGTAGAAAAACTAAAGTTGCCATTCTTGGAGGAGCATTTGATCCAATTACAAAGGGACATATTCAATCAGCCCAATTTGTATTAAATACTTCTGGAGAATTTGATGAGGTGTGGTTAATGCCAGCTTATAATCATATGGCTGGTAAAGATATGGCAACAGCTTATAGGAGATTGCATATGTGTGAAATAGCTGCCAAGGTTGATAGTAGAATAAAAGTTTTCCCTTACGAAATTGAAAACAAATTAGCCGGAGAGACCTATAATTTCTTTAAGAGGTTAAAACTTAATAAAAAAATAAATGAGAAATTCAATTTCTCAATGATAATTGGATTAGATAATGCTAATAATTTTGACAAATGGGTTAATTATAGAGAACTTGAAAGAATGGTTCGATTTGTAGTTATCCCAAGAAAAGGAGTTGAAAGAGATCCTGATGTTAATTGGTATTTGAAAGAACCTCATATCTTTTTAAATAAAGAGAATGATATTATTGAAATTTCTTCAACTCAAATCCGGAGCGAATTAAAAGATAGACATTTAGCTCCCTCTTCTGAAGCTAAACCATCCGGATTGGATGATAAAGTATTTGAATATATTGAACATAATAATTTATACACAAATGAAAACACTGAAATTTAGATTAATTGAACATGTAGTACGAAAAGGATATACCACAGAATCAAAATGGGCCATTCAATATAAAGTCGGAATGTTCTGGGAAGATTATAGTATTGACAATGGAGGGATTGATGAAATTAAAAAATTTAAATCAGTAAAAGATTGTACTGATGAATTATTTGAAAAGTGCCGGTGGAAAAAAACAGAGGTAAGATTAAAAGAATATCCTCAATTAAAAATTACAACAATACAGTAACATTAATAAAAATATAAATTATAAAAGTAATTAAACTTATGAAAAATTTATTTATTGTAATCCTATTATTTATAGGAAGTGTAGTTTTCGCACAAACATTTTATGAAAAAGGGAACATCACAGAGGACACAATTAATGTGAATGAAGTCACTGTAACTGGTTCCTACACCGCTGTAAAAGAAACACCATTTTCCTTTACAAATCTAAATCATGAAGTAATTCAAGCCAGGCAACCATTTTCTGAGCCAGCAATACTTCTTAGTCAAACACCATCAATTGTTACTCATTCCGATAATGGATTAGGAAATGGCTATATTTATTATAGAATGAGAGGGATTGATCAGACACGAATTAATTCTACATTTAATGGTGTTCCAATGAATGAACCAGAAGATCAAGGAATTTATTATAACAATTATCCGAATTTCCTTAGCGCGGTCAATAACATTCAAATTATTAGAGGAGCTGGAATGACAAAATCTGGTGTATCTTCTTATGGTGGAAGTATGAACTTCAATTCATTAAAATTTCCAGATAAACCTGGATTGTTTGCCCAAGGAAGTGTTGGTTCATATGGATCGCTAGGTTCATCAGGTGGTATAATGTACCCTAATTTTTTTATAACCACTTCATCTAATCATACCAATGGATATAAAAATAATGTGTTTAATAATTCATACTCAACATTTTATGGTGCCAAATTAAAGAGTTTTAAATTCTATGGTTTTGTTGGAAAACAAAGAAATGGAATGGGTTGGTTAGGAGAACCACTAGATTCAATTAATTCTAATCCGAGATATAATTCTAATAAGCCGAATGAAACTGATGATTTCTCACAAATTCATAGCCAATTACATTGGGAACGATTTGGATTGCACGCTACAGTTTATCATACCGGAATTCATGGATGGTATGATACAGATATAGCTCATTTTGATCCTTCTTTAAATTGGGGGGATCTAATGAATAGAATTGAACTTTGGTCTAATCAATTCGGAACAAATTTAAATTACAATCTAAAAGTTGGAAATTGGTTGAATACAAATTATGGAGTTAGTGCATATACTTATTATAGAGAGCATGTTGGTTCATATAATGGAGAAGAAGCATATAAAAATACTGGATATAGAAATGAAGTAGCACCTTATGTTAAAGGTGAAATTACATCTGGAAGGTTTTCAATTTATGGGGATGTACAGTACCGTTACAGTATGTTCTCTTATGATGGTCAGACACCTTTCCCTACACAGAAATATAGTTTTATTAATTGGTCAGGTGGTGTCACTATAAGGACCGGAGCGTATTCTAATATTTACTATGGAATTGGAATGAGTCACAGAGAACCTACTAGAACAGACCTATTTATGGGGAACGATGATTTTATTCCAGAAATGTATAATCCAACTGTTCCGGAACAAGCTCTAGATAATGAATTAGGATTTAGGTACAATGATCAATCTCTTAAAGTAAATGTGAATACGTATTATATGAGTTTTAAGAATGAAATTGTATTGAATGGACAATATGGCCCTAATGGAATTTTACTTCACCAAAACGTAGATCAATCATTTAGGAGTGGAATAGAACTTGATGGAAGATATAAATGGCAAAATGGTTTCGAGTATGTATTAGCTGCTAATGTTTCATATAATCAAATTAAAGAAGATGGAGAAATATTTTCACCTGTTATGACTCCAAATGTTATTGTTAGTACTGACATAAAATATAATTTAAGCGATTGGTTTAATATAGGTTTGAATGTTAAATATAGAGGAGATAGTTATATTGACTTCTCAAATGAACATACTCTTCCTGCTGCAACTACACTAAATACCTATGCTGGATTCAAATGGAAAAAATTTGAATTAATAGGAAGCTTAAATAATTTAACCAACGAGTTAATTCTTGGAAATGCTGTGATGGGATATGATGGGGAACCTCTTTATTTTGTAATGGCTGGGACCAATGGGTTTTTAACTCTTAAATATTCGTTTTAATGAGAGAAGCAAACGGAATTTTAACGTTAGGTCTAGGAGATTTAACTATGGAAGGAAGAGAGAAGAAATTCAAAGAAATTCAATACACTGATATAGCACGAGCATTGGATCCCTTTAAAAATGCTAGGGTAGTTTTGCTTGTTGATGACGAAAAAGGAAAAATGAAAATTATGAAATCTTGTTATAAAATTACATTATGAGAGAAAGAGATGGAGATTTAATAAAATTAGCTAAGGAAGGACATTTTGATGTTATAACTCATGGTTGTAATTGTTTTTGCCAAATGGGTGCAGGGATTGCTCCACAAATGGCAAAGGCTTTTGGTTGTGATAATTATCCAATGGAAGCAGCTAAACATAGAGGCAATAAAAATAAATTAGGAGAAATTGACTATGAATGGCTAATTATGAATCAAAATCATGAACTAGCTGTAGTGAATTCATACACTCAATATCATTATGGTAGGAATCATAAAGATGGAGTCAGCGCACCTATTGATTATGAAGCATTGACTTTGTGTATGCGCAAAATTAATCATGTATTCAAGGGCAAAACTATTGGATTACCAAAAATTGGAGCTGGTTTAGCTGGTGGAGACTGGAATAGAATTAAAGAAATTATTGAAACTGAACTAAACGCAATGGATGTTTGGATCGTAAATTATGATGGATCATGAAAGGTAAAGGAGTTTTGTTGATAGGATTTTTATGGTCATTACTTAATTTGGCAGGATATTTACTTTTTGATGTAACTGGATTGTTGATAGTAAACTGGTCATGTATAGCAATCATCTGGTTTGGAAGAAAAAAATTAATAAAAGCGTTAAACATATGAATGTAAAAGAACTAAAAGAAATTATCAAAAACTTGCCAGATGATATGCAAGTTATAGTACAAAGAGATGCAGAAGGAAATGGATATGAGATTGCTCAAGGAGCAGATCCTGAATGTGTTTATAAAGAAAGTGAAAGTGAAATTTATAATCTTGCATGGACAGCTGATGACGCTTGTATGGAAGAGGATGAATGGAAAGAAATTTGTAGCAAACCAAGATGCTTAGTTGTATACCCATAATAAAAGGATTGTATCATGTCTTTTATGAAATGGTATAAAGTGGTTTTATTCTATGAATATATAAAATAAAAATATGTTTATAAAAGGAAACCAAACACTTAGGATTAAAATTGAAAATTATAGAAATAAATGGTTTTATAAAAAAATTCTCGAAAAAGATGTAGAGGTTGGAGATGAATTTGATATTCAATGGACATTATTGAAAACATCATCACATAGAAGAGAGAAAATAGAAGTTATATGTGATGATTGCGGAAAGTTTATAGAAAAGCGTTTATGTGATTTAGATGAAAATATAAATGAACATTTTTGTCAAAGTTGTAATAGAAAAGGAAAGGGAAATCCGGCTTTTGGAAAACAAATGCCAGAAACTACGAAAAAATCATTAGAAAAATGGCGAGAAGAAAATGAAAATCCATTTACTTGGCCAGATGTAAAAGAGAAAATTCGAAAGAAAAATCCTTGGAAAATAGTTGCTGAAAAAAACACAGGTAGAAAAAACACTCCCGAAACTATTAAAAAAATGAGAATTTCTGCCATCAATTATATAAAAGATAAAAATGGTGGAATAACTCCAAGGTATAATTACAAAGCATGTTTATTTTTTGATAATTTATCTAAAGAAAAAGATTGGAATTTAATACATGCTAAAAATGGTGGAGAATTTCATATTGAAGAATTAGGATATTTTGTAGATGCATATGATAAAGAGAAAAATATAGTCATTGAATATGACGAGGCAGCACATTATAAGAATGGAGAACTTATAGAAAAAGATAAAACAAGACAAAAAGAAATAATAGATTTATTAGAATGTAAATTTTATAGATATAATGAACAAACAAAAGAATTCTATCAAGTTAATTAAGGGTTTTATAATCATGAAGGCAATGCCATTTCATAAAGGTCATGAGGCTTTAATTGAATACGCTAAAAGTAAATGTGATCATTTAACAATATTAGTTGGAGCCAGAGAAGGTGAACCAATTCCACTTAAGTATCGTTTACACTGGGTCATCTCGACCTATATTAATGACCCCAAGATAACTGTATTAGGGGATAATATATCTCACCCAGAAGACTTAAGCTATGATGATCTCAGTGTATGGTGGGGTAAGCATATTGCAGAAAATTTTGGTAAGTTTGATAGGGTTTTTAGCTCTGAAGATTATGGAGATTTCTTTGCAAAAGCTATGGGAGCAGAAAACTTAGTTTTTAATCAAGCCAGAACCATTGTTCCTATAAGTGGAACCATGATAAGACAAAAGCCAATCACTCATTGGAATATGTTGAATAATTTTGCAAAAGATTATTACACAAAGAAAATTGCAATCGTAGGAACCGAATCCACTGGCAAAACTACTATGTGTCAACAATTGGCAGATCATTATAATACAGCATGGTGTCCTGAATTAGGAAGAGAATTAGTTCCTGATACAAGGGAATGTACCTTTAGTGATTTGAATTTAGTTGCTTCTGAACATGCCAGAGCTATTTTGAAACATACTCGTATGGCAAGGAAAGTTTTGTTTGTTGATACTGATGTAGTAATTACGAAATCTTATGCTAAACATTTATTTAACAGAGATCTCAAAGTTCCTCAATGGGTAACTAAAGCAAATGTAATGGATGAGTATATTTTCTTAACTAAAGACACTCCTTGGAAAAATGATGGAACAAGGATGCCAAAGAAAGAAAGAGATGAATTAGCTTTAATTCATAGAAAGGGATTTGATGATGCCGGAATAACTCCTACATTTTTTGAATTTCCACCTAACGATTATGTAGATCCTCTTGGATATGATGGATATGAGCATAGGTTAGCAAAAGTAATTGCACATGTTGATAAATTTCTAACTCAATTTTAAAATTATGACCCACAAAGAACAAAACGAAAAAATAGCAAACATTTTAGGATTTGTAAAACATCCAGTGAAAAAAGGTACTGGAATTAACACTCCTCAATGGAGTTATCCAGAAGAATGGAGAAATGAAATACGATCATCGCCTAATACAGAAGTTCCAGATTTCATTAAAATGATTAATGATTCTAGAGAAATTGCCAAAAAATATGAATATGGATTCCCTCGAATATTTGAAAAGAGGGAATATTAACAAAAATTTAACAAAACTTGTGCAACAAGTTGTCATAAAAAGGTTATATTGTATCATATATAATATGTAAAAACGTTCTTTATAATATTTTCTGTAGTAAGTATATGCGTTACTTCGTAAACTAAGGCCTCGGCCTTGATTATACAATCAGCAAACGATGAATGGGTTTAGGGGCAACCTCTAAACTGGTTTAAAAATCCGCACTCGGCATGATGTAACTCTTCGGAGGAGGCAGAAAAGGTCAGGAATCTAAGATGGCTGGTAGTAATACACTTAGAACAGTATTGGAAAGTCTGGTTTAATTAAAACTTTCCGTGATCAAAACACTAAATGATCGCTATACAGTAATCTCAGAAATTTAAAATAAGAAGCTCTATCATTTATTTGGTAGGGCTTTTTTATTTAGATATATAAAATAAATATGTCATTTTTCTATAAAAACTTAAAGGAAGATTTTTTCGAAGGATTTGAAGGAAATCTTAGACCAAAACAATATACTGTAGTTGTACAATATATGTCAGGATATCAAAAAGAATATCCTTGTATTGAAGCTCCTTGGCAATATATAGCAAAAGTGAAAAAGAATCCAACAGTAAAAAATGCATGGATAAAATGAAAGACTTCATCACAATAAAAGAATTCACGCGAATTTACGAAAACATTCAACAATCTAAAAAGATTTTGGCTGATAAAGGAAAGGACTCAAATGATCCAGATTATGTTAAACTTAGAAAATTAATTGAAAAAACCCCAGGGTTAGCAGGAAAATTTACAGAATGGATGTATTCGGGAACTCCGTTTTGGAAATTAAAAAATGCTCACATGTTCTTTTTAAGAGCTAAGAATAAAAAAATCAAATTAGGAAATATTGATTCATTTAATTCATTTGAAGAATTTGATAATGATATAAAAGATGGTTTTGAGAAACAATGGGAGAATCAATTTACATCAGGAATTAAAAAAGAAGTAAGTGATTTGTTTGATGAAAAAATTTGGAAATTATTAAAAAGCGCTAAATCTGATGATAAAGCAGTACCTAAATCATTGGAATATGTTAAAAAGTTTTTAGGAACTCATGGAAGAAGATATAAATCATCTAAAGAATTATATGATGTGATTCAAGATGAATTATTGACATTTAGAAATATAACAAAAAACGAATATTCTCAATTCTTTTCTAAGTTTAGTGATGAAGATGCTGAAATAGTATTTGAAGATGATAAAAACCTATTAGTTGATATTAAAACATTTAAAGCAATGGATGCTGCGAATGAAAATAATATTTTGTCCAGATCATATTGTTTTGGAAATGAGGATGTTTGGTGTAATTTAATCGGTTCACATGATAATATCCAACAAATGTTTTGGTTTAATTTCAATCTAGATTTCCAAGATGTAGATTCTCTTATAACATATACTGTAGAAGATGGAGAGATTACAAGAGTAGGTACTAGATATGGAGAGGTAGAATTTACAGATGATTGGGAAGAATTAAAAGAAATAATAGATGAATTTTTAAAAAAAATTACACAACATGAAATTAGTTAAAGAAAGTTTAAATGAAAAAGTAACATTTAATGAAAAGGTTGACGAACTTTTCATGGAAGAAATTCAAAGGTTACGATCAAATGTATTTAAGAAATTAAGTGATGACGACTTACAATATTTCATGGGTAAGTTGAGAGATTGGACTATTGATATGGTAGGAGAAAAAGAAGCAAAATCTACTTGGGATGAAGTACCCCGCGCACCAAGAGGTGGAATGGGTGATGAGGATGTACCAGATTGGCGTGGAAATGAAATGGGTAGATAATTTTTTGAAAATAAATGCCAAATAATTTTTTTATCCCAAAACTTTTTGTTATATTAAGACTATAATATTTAAACAACATAATTATGAAAATTGGTGACAAAGTAGCTTATGATGAACTTCTTGGAGTTATTAACGGTGAAACTACAAAAAGTTGGAAAATTTTATTCGATAATGGAGAACAAAAGACTGTTAGGAAAACTTCAGTTACTGAGATCAATGAAGCACCGGTAGAGGAAATTCCTTTACATGTCGATGAATCAGAAGAAAAGGTTGAAGTTGTTAAAGAAAATACAGATCCGGTATTTTACGAACCGACAAAATACAAACCTTCAAAGAATCTTAAAAAGAGAAATCTTATAATTTTTGGAGTGATATTCTTAATTATGGCTGCTGTTGGTGTGTTTGTTGCATCTTCAGTAGGGGTATTTTAAAATATTTTTTGAGATTATTATTGTTCAGAGGAAAAGTTAAACCCGAATCATAGGGGGATTTGGCGTCGATGAATTGAGAAACTGGGATTAGTTTTGATTATTCTAATCAACCACTTCCTTATAACCTAGAACTCTTTAGGTGGGAGGCACTTAGATGCAAACCACGCTGATAAAGCAAAGATTAAGAGTTCTAATGTATAGGCTAAGGAGTCCGCAATAATGGCGGATGTATAAGTTGACGATCATCTTAAATTAGAAATCAGTGCCAGACTAATGAAAATAATAATTAATGAAAATCTTCCTAGTGGTAGGGATTAGTAAAAGAAATACCAACGGGGCGAAGAAATCCAACTTATTCTTTTAGCCTTTATGCGATTCCGCGATCGCTAGACCACCATGCAACTTTGGGGTATGAAGTAGGTTCGGTGTTGGACGAATGGTTTGGACATGATGGTTGTTGTAGTGTGTAGTTCCACATATGAGTCCGAATTCAGTATATAGATAGGCACTATAGAAAATCAAATGGTGTGTATCTGGAGATTGCCGGGCCACGGTAGGAAACTTTTTCCAGTTGCACCATTTTACTTTTAAAAATATTAAAAAATCTGTGAGATAAATAATCTAAATAATATAGACTATGGATTATCAACAGATTTTAGTGATTTTAATGAATGTGATATTTATATCATATACGATGTTTATTGGATTTAAGTATGGAGTTCAGAAATCAATATCGGAAAGTTATTACGTTCTTCCTAAAAAGTGGAATATTGTTTTCACTTTAGCTTTATGGGGATTTGCATTACCCGCAGCAATTTTAGCTAATGGTGACGGTTTAATGTTTTTTGCAGCTGCTGGTATTATGTTTGTTGGAGCAGCGGCCCAAATGCATCAAGATTTCATAAGGAAGGTACATATGATTGCAGCAATAGGAGGAATAGCTCTAGGAGAGTTATCGATTATATTTATGCATGATATGTGGTGGTTAACTGCAATAGCCGCAGCGATTGTGATACCTATTGTGATATTTGATAAAAAAACCAAGTTATGGTGGGCAGAGGTAGTAGCCTTTATATCAATTAGTTTAGCGTTTATACTACAATATTTTTAAGAAATAAAATAAGAAATAGATATGAGAGCAAGAACCGTTAATGAAGAAAGAGTTTCTTCTCGTGGTAAAAAAACTGATGATATTCTTCAATTCATTGGAGATGCAGGTCCGGAAGGAAGAGGGTATACAGATATTATAAGATTCGCATATGAATATTCATATGGAGAAGGAACATATGATGCTGACAATACACCATCTAAGACACATAAATTTACTGATGAACTTAGTGGACAAGAACATAAATATAGAAGTGGAGGTGGTAATCCACATAGAGGTTATTGGTCAGGAGCATTTAAAACTCCTTCACGTGATGCCAGGAATTTTGGACACCTAATGAAGTATATTAAAAAGAATTCTGAAGGAAGATGGATTTTAAGAGATGATGTAATGAGTGATGATGAAACTGATTTTCATGGAAGAAATGCTGGATGGGGTAATCAAAATTATAAACAAGATTCCTATAAACCAACTGGAAATAAAAAGAAAGAAATAGAATCTTGGGAAGAAGATTTTACTGATGATGATACAGGTAAAGTATCTAAGATTACTAGAAGAAAATATAAGTAATTGGTAGAGTAATACTTGAAAAATAAATTGAAAATAATTGTAAATAAATTTTTTTATCCCAATTATTAGTATTATATTAACAATAACAAATTAAAACATGGCATTATTTGGAGGAAGTTGGAAAGATGATGAGGATGAGATGGACGAACAAATTGGTCCATTATCACATTGGGATGAAGATGTTGATGAAGATGGTAATTATTCAGGTGTAATGGCTAATCATTACCATAAAAAATATAAAGAGGAAATTAAAGATCCTGGCGAAAAAGGGGCTGATGACAACGAGTAAGGTCGTTGACAACCTACAGGATTTTTTTAATGCAAAAAGTAATAAAATGTGAAACTTTTTGCATGATATATAATAAAATAGATAACAATAACAAATAAAAGTTAAAAACTTTCAGTGATGACAAGAAAAAATATAGATATGAATATTTGGAACGTGGCCGATGATAAAGGCAACGTGAAGGGAAGAAAAATGTCCGCCGAAAGATATGGAGGTACAGGAATATAATTACTGTAACAACAATATTTAATAGGCGGATGGTTTAACAACTTTCCGCCTTTTTTAGTTTATAATGTTAGATTTCAGTAAAAAATCATTGACGAATGGTAAGTAAATGAGGTTCGAGTCCTCGTTGGTCCTCTAAATGTTAGATTTCAGTAAAAAATCATCGATCTTTGACGTATTGTAATTTTTGCCCCCATAGCTTAGTTGGATTGGGAAACCTTAAAGCCATCGACTTTTAATCGATAGATCGTGAGTTCGAGTCTCACTGGGGGTACAGAAATTAAAATTTTTAATCTATTTGCATTAGTTCAAATTCATAGGTGAATATATAAAATAAACACTTATGAAATGTGAAAATTGTGGTAATGAACATAATGGTTCTTATGGAAGTGGTAGATTTTGTTCAGTTAAATGTTCTAAAGGATTTAGCACTAAAGCTAAAAGAAAAGAAATAAATGAAAAGGTAAGCAAAACATTAAATAAGAACAAAATCACAAAATGTAGTTCATGTGGTAAAATTTTAAATAAAAGAAGAAAGTTTTGTGATGATTGCTATCCATTAATTCAAAGAAGAAGTTTATATAAAAAATTGAATATATTAGATGAAAATTTAAAAGTTGCAAATAAAAAAGCTTTAGATTTTTTAAAAAAAGAATATTTTATTAATAATCAAACTTCTTTAATGATAAAAGAAAAATATAAAATCCAACTTAATACATTATATTTCTTTTTTCAAAATAATGGGATATCATTAAAAAATAATTCAGAAGCAAATATTAATAGCATTGATTTAGGAAGGCAAACTCCACAAGATAATTTTTCTTATGGGAATTGTAAACGCGGATGGTATAATACTTGGGAAAATAAAAAAGTTTATTTAAGAAGTTCTTATGAATTTAATTATGCAAAAATTTTAGATTCATACCAAATTAAATATGATGTAGAATCAAAAAGAATAAAATATTTTGATACGATAGAAAATAAACAAAGAATAGCAATAGTGGATTTTTATTTGCCAGAAACTAATACCTTGTCAGAAGTTAAATCTAGTTATACATTAGATTTACAAAATATGAAAGATAGAGTAAAAGCATATAAAGAAAAAGGATATAATTTCAAGTTAATATTAAATAATAAAGAAACACATTTTTGTTAGTTTTTACGAAAACTATCAACAGAAAGTTTATGATTTCTTTCGGGATTCTCTTTACATCATGCTAGTAAAGGCAAAAATCAAGATCTATACTGAATGGCATGCGGTGTAGACAATGCGGGTGTGGTGTTTAACGGCTAGCATATGAGATTTCCAATCTCGAGGTGAGGGTTCGAATCCTTTTACCCGCACCACATGGTCATTTTTGTTCCTTGAGTGTGAATATATAAAATAAAGTATATTATGCCAAGGAAACAAAAAAAGTACCACTTTATTTACAAAACAACTTGTAAAGTAAATAAAAAATATTATTACGGGATGCATTCTACTCATAATATAGAAGATGATTATTTAGGAAGTGGAAAACGATTAAGATATTCTATAAATAAGTATGGAAGAGAAAACCATATTAGAGAAATATTAGAATATTGTAAGAATCGTAAAGAATTAAAAAATAGAGAATCTGAAATTGTAAATTTAAATGAATTAGCAAAAAAAGATTGCATGAATCTTCAACCAGGTGGTGGAGGAGGATTTACTAAAGAACAAAGTACAAAAGGAGCTAAGAAAAGAAATGAACTTTTATGGCACAGTCTATTATATGAAGATTGGAGAGAAAAAAAAATAGAAGAACAGAGAATTCGATATAAAAAATTATGGCAAGAAGGTAAAATGAATTCTTCTAGATTCACAAATAAGAAACATTCAAAAGAAACTAAAGAAAAAATGAGAAATGCTGATAGAACAGGAATTAAAAATTCTCAATTTGGAACTAGTTGGATAACAAATGATAAAGAAAGTAAAAAAATACACAAAAATGACTTAATTCCAGAAGGATGGAGATTAGGTCGAAAATTAAGATAAATATGGAACATGGTGATGCATCACTTGGAAGGGCCCGAACCTTCTATCTTAACTAAACTGTAGTAATGGAATGAGCTACTTCGAGCTGGGTGTCCAGCATTTGTTTACAACACAAAAGTCACGGTGTCGAAACCGTCTGTTAATCTCTTCCGAACTTTCTCAGTTTATTTGGTCCGTGTAGTATAAAGAGTAGTACAACGCGTTGTCTGCGCGAAGGAGGGGTTCGAATCCCACATGGACCGCTGGGCATTGAGGATTACTTTAGAGTATTCTGATTTGCTTCTATAGGTCATTGGTGTAGTGGTAACATTTTGGTCTCCAAAACCAACGTCGAGGGTTCGAATCCTTCATGGCCTGCTAATAAAAAATTGTCAAGGTTTTTGCCGGCCCAGTGAGGACGCAGGCGAGGATCTCTCTAGGTGCACTATGGGAAAGCGTATTCGGCCGGGTATGTTGAAGACAATGTTTGGGGCTGTAGCTCAGTTGGCTAGAGCACCTGATTTGCATTCAGGATGTCGAGAGTTCGAGTCTCTTCAGCTCCACGAAGTTCAGTATAAAATGGAAGGTTTAAGAGATTTTGTTTATATTGAGGTTTAGTAATTCCATGATCGCCAAAGAATTAGATCAAAAAATCTCACCATGCCTTCGTAGCAAAGGGGATATGCCCCAGACTCTTAATCTGGTGACGATGGTTCGATTCCATTCGGGGGTACAAAAATTAACGGGATATACCGGGGCACTCTGATAAAGTGTATAGCCGTAGGTAGGTATGTTGAAAACGTGGGTTCGAATCCCACCTTCCCGACAAAATGGTGTCGCAGCATATTGGCGCATGTGCATCCCTGTCACGGATCGCGATTTGCGGGTTCGAATCCCGTCGATACCGCATTTTAGTTCACTATGAAAGTTTAAAGTTCAAATTTCTAAGTGAATATATAAAATAAACACATATGAAAGAATGTGAAAATTGTGGTAACGAACATGATGGAAAATATGGTTCGGGAAGATTTTGTTCTGTTAAATGTTCAAGAGGATTTAGTACAAAAGCTAAGAGGAAAGAAATAAACGAAAAAGTTAGTAAAAAATTATCATTAAATAGACATAAAGTTAAAAAAATATGCCCTGAATGTGGAAATGAATTTAAAGTATCATACGCTAAAAGAGATACAACATGTTGTTCTATATCCTGCGCTAGTAAATTAAGAGGAGGATGGAAATCAGTTCATGATAAATTATCTAAAGAACAATGGTCAGAAATAAATAAGAAATCGTATGCTAATGGTAATAATTTTGTTGCCGGAGGAACAGCTAAGTGGCTTAATTATAAAGATATAAGAGTCCAAGGAACTTATGAACTTAGAACTTGTTTTATTCTTGATAAATGGAAAGCACAAGGGAAAATTAAAGATTGGGAATATACTAATGACAAAATTAGTTATATTGGAAAAGATAAGAAAGAACATACATACTTATTAGATTTCAAAGTTTTTGAAAATGAAAGTTTTTACTACATTGAAACTAAGGGATTTGAGAGACCAAATGATAGCTTAAAATGGAAAGCTGTTGGCAATGCTGGATATAAATTGCAAGTTTGGTTTGATAAAGATATAAAAGAAATAGAGAAAGAAATAAAAACATAAATCTGTAGTAATGAAAGAGTTACTTCGTATTTTGATTTTTTTATCAATTTCTCCACCAGGCGGAAGCCATCGGGGAACCAAACCAAATGCTCTTTTAACTTTTCTCAGATTTATTATGTGTCCGTAGTACTAAATAGGATCAAACTTCGGCCTGTTAAGCCGCACGATGGGGGTTCGAGTCCCTCCGGGCACGCTAAAATTTTATGAACATATTCTTGAGTAGCTCAGTTGGTAGAGCATCGGACTGTATCACAACCAGAGGTGGTTGTTAACAATCCCCGGATAAGGTTTTAGGAAAATAAAGAGAGCGAAACTCTCCTTATCCACTAATCCGCAGGTCGTAGGTTCGAATCCTACCTCAAGAGCAAAGTTGTAGTAACGACAATGGGTTACTTCGTATCATAAACGACTAGAGGAGGTTAGATTCCTTCTACCGCGACCAGATATTAAAATAGCGGTATAGTGTAATGTTAGCACAGTAAACATACCCACATCAACCTTTCTCAACTTTATTGGGTCGTTAGCTCAAATAGGCTAGAGCACCGCACTTGCAATGCGGAAGATTGGGTTCAAGTCCCGACGTATCCACAAAGCGCGAATAGTTCAATGTTAGAATCCTTGCTAGTACCGAGGGACGGTGGTTCGATTCCATCTTCGCGCACCAATAAATGTCCGAGTAACTCAGAGAAAGAGTACCCGTAGAAATTAGTGGAAGTCGGTGGTTCAAGTCCATCCTCGGGCACCACATAAAATTAAGAAGGTGGGGGGTCATCTCCCCTCGGCAACGTAGTATAATGGAGTACATCTTAATTTTTAAAATATATTGCGGGTTGGAGAAGTCTGGCCTATCTCGGAAGTTTCATAAGCTTCAGATCACGAGTTCAAATCTCGTACCCGCTACCAAAAGTCCTTCTTAGTGAAGGCAATTGCCCTCTTAACTCAGTTGGCTTAGAGTACCTCACTTTTAATGAGGGAGTCCAGGGTTCGAGTCCCTGAGGGGGTA